TGGCAACTGGTGCATGATTTAACAGAAACATTTCAATACTACTTGCTCAAAGCATCAAACACACTGGCCAAAGAACGAGGTGCTTGTGATGGATTTGTTCAAACCAAATACGCAGACGGCATACTGCCCATCGACACATACAAAAAAGACGTTGATCAAATTGTTGCAAACAAACTCAACATGGATTGGGAAGCATTGAGACAAGACATCAAAACACATGGACTGAGACATTCCACACTGTCTGCACAGATGCCATCTGAATCATCTTCTGTAGTATCAAATGCAACCAATGGCATTGAACCACCCAGAGCACATCTTTCAACAAAAAAATCAAAGAAAGGTCCACTCAAACAGGTAGTGCCACAATACAATTCACTTAAGAATCATTACACATTATTATGGGAAATGCCTTCCAACGAAGGTTATATCAACATTGTGGCTGTCATGCAAAAATTTTTCGATCAAGCCATATCGGGCAACTGGTCATACAATCCTTTAAACTTTGAAAACAACGAAGTGCCTATGTCAGTAATGATCAAAGATCTACTCACAACCTACAAGTTGGGATGGAAAACATCATACTATCAAAATACCTATGACTACAAAGGTGAAGAAGACACCGTGCAACCTCAAGGTATTCAAGACACAGTAGAACAAATGATCGAAGAACTTCCCACACAAGATGATGAACAGTGTGATGCATGTGCAATCTAGTATCAAAGACTTTTATTATAAAAAGCATGACCACTTTTATTGTTGTTATCTAACCCCATATAGAAATCTAGGCGAATTATGGCCTATGTTTGGGGCCATCAAAAAATATATCAATTTTGATACCATTGTGGTTCCTTATGACAAAATCAAATTTGATCCAAATTATAACAAATTCTCTTTAGACGATCATTTAGAGTATGCTTCACATTCAGGAATGTTTGTTTTCATAGACAAACTCAATGAGCATATTCATGACGAGAAAGATTTTGATGAACTTTTTACAAATTTAAAAAAACATAACTTACTTCAAAAGTGCGTTGTGATAGACGGTACAAAAAATGAATACCTGTTTGAAAAACACGGAGTGCCACACTTTTATTTTCCTGGAATGATTTGGTTTTACTTAATGAATACTAAAATTCCTGCCTATGTGGCACAACCAAATAATCAATTCCTTTGTCTAAACAATTATCACAAACCACACAGATTAGCATCGATCATTACACTAGATCAACAAAAACTTTTAAAAAGAACTGCATGGAGTTATAGACAACCTATAGATGGAGATCTACAAGGTATGACTAAAATAATTCCTAATTTCAATCTAGGAATGCTTACTATGGATATACCAAAATACCTAGATCAAACACCAGATAAATTTGTGCAATCATCGAATATGGAAAAGTTGTATGGTGATGCTATGGCAACTATCGTCACAGAAACTGATTACTTTTTTGAACACATAGTCTATGCTTCAGAAAAAACATACAATGCAATATTTTATGGCACTGTGCCAATATTGGTAAGCACACCTAACAGTATCAATGTTTTGAGAGAACACAGTATCGACGTTTATGATGACATCATAGATCATTCGTATGATGAAGAAGTTAACCCCATCAAAAGATTTGAAAAAATATCTGAAACCATAGAGATGGTAGGTAGTTTTAGGCAGTATGGTCAAATCAGATCTATCCTTGCTTCAAGGATACTTCGCAACCAAATTTTGATCAATGATGCCACCCACTGGATCAAAGAAACTGAGCACTATGGAGAAAAATTTTTCATGGAGAATAAAATAAGTATTTGACAAAAATTCACAACTAACATATAATAGGACACACAATGAGCAAAACAGTATTCAACAGAAATGAAGTAGATTTTACCAAACAACCCATGTTTTTCGGTGAAGACCAAAACACACAGAGATATGACCAATTCCGGTATCCAGAAATGGACAAACTCAATCAAAGAATGCTGGGGTATTTTTGGCGTCCAGAAGAGATTTCATTGCAAAAAGATCGAGCAGACTATCAAACATTCCGTCCTGAGCAAAAACATATTTTCACAGCGAATTTAAAATACCAGACACTGTTAGACTCTGTGCAAGGCAGAGGACCATGTCTATCATTCCTACCTTACTGTTCATTACCAGAACTTGAAGGTTGCATCATCACATGGGACTTCATGGAAACCATCCATTCACGTTCATACACTTATATCATGAAGAATGTGTATGCTGATCCATCTGAAGTGTTTGACACAATCCTCAATGATGAAGAAATTGTCAAGCGAGCAATTTCTGTCACAGAAAACTATGATAGATTTTCGGAAATGGCACAGAACTATTTTGTCAAAGGTGAAGGTTCGTTAGATGAAGTTAAAAAACAACTATATCTTGCCATGGTAAATGTAAACATATTAGAAGGACTTAGATTTTATGTGTCATTTGCTTGTACATTTGCATTTGGTGAATTAAAACTTATGGAAGGTTCGGCTAAAATTATTTCATTCATTGCTAGAGATGAAGCAACACATCTAAATCTTTCCACACAGATCATTAAAAACTGGCACAACAATGACGGAGAAATGAAAAAGATAGCAGAGTCGTGCAAAGATGATGTTATCAACATGTACAAACTGTGTGTTGAAGAAGAAAAAGCATGGGCCAAACATTTGATGAAAGAAGGCACCATCATTGGACTGAACGAAAACCTATTAGGACAGTATGTTGAATTCGTTGCCAACAAAAGAATGAAAGCAATTGGGTTTGACCCGTTGTTCGACCGCCCACTCAATGCAAATCCATTACCATGGACCCAACACTGGTTGAGTTCTGCAGGCTTACAGGTGGCTCCTCAAGAGACAGAAGTCGAGTCGTATATCATAGGCGGCGTCAAACAAGACGTGGACAAAGATACTCTTAAAGGATTCACTCTGTAATGTTGATTGATTCAGGATTCAAGGCCAACGATATCGTAGCAATGAGAATCACAGGCGGTGATGAAGTGATAGCAAAATTCATATCACAGGATGACAAAACCATAAAAGTGTCAAAGCCTCTAGCACTCACAATGACACAGCAAGGTATTGGCATGACGCAGTATCTCATGATGGCTGACATGACTAGAGAGTTTGTGTTTAACAAGTCTGCTGTTGTTACCATGCAGAAAGCCAACAAGGCTGCCACTGACAACTACATTCAAGGCACCACAGGCATAACACCTGCTTCGAATATACCATCTCCTAAAATTTAATGAACATAAGTTTTAAATCTGATTATGTGATAGATTCGTATTCAATAGAACATATTAATAACGATCCAACCGACTGGGGACTTTTGAAAATTCCTTTTGAAGGCACCAAGAATGAAATTCATGACATTTTGATTGATGGCGAAAGCATAGAACATCTAATTTATACAGGATGGTTTGAAAACAATAATCAAAAAAAATTCCAACCTGCAACATGTGTTTGGGAACCAGGATTTTTTAAAATTTGGATCCATCCTAATTTGGGATTTATGAAAGCAGAAATATTTGAACAAATCAACAATAAAGAGTATGGTAAAAATTTATTTGAAAATTACCTATTGACAGAAGACTTTGGCACAAAGATTGATAGAAGTTTTCCAAATAATGTACAAAAATTTTTCCATCATGCTTATGGCCCAAAATGGTGGAAGAAAGATTCACAGTATCTTCCTTATAAAATATTAGATTTTGATGTTAATTCTATCAATCTAGATGATTTACAAAATTATATCAAATCAAAATTTATTAAAAAAAGTGGTTTTAATAATATACTAACTGTGTATGAAATGAAAGAGATTACAGATTATCCAGCCATTCCAACAGAAACATTAGAAAATAAAAGTCTACAGTCTATTTTTGAATTAATAGGATGGACAAATGTTTTAGCTTGCAGTATTCAAGTAATGAAAGGTAAAAGTTTTATCCCATTGCATCGAGATGATCATGTTGATAAAAAAGCCAAAGACCATATAACCGGTTGTAAAAAATTATATTTTGGCATTGACAATCATACCCAAACATTTTTTAAATTAGGTAAAGCAGGACTTTTACCTTTAGATTACCCACTTATGATTAACACATCACTGCATAGTCATGCAGTTGTAAACCAAAGTGATAATGATCGGACTATATTCCTTGCTTATGGATACTAGTCATTTATAAAATATTTTTCAAATAAGTTATAAACCTCAGGCAAGTAGTCTTCAATGCTTATGTTTTTTAATTTGTCTTGATGGTTAATATTTTTAATTGTTTGATAAAAAGTATCTGTATAATCTTTTTTGTCAAAATCATTCCATGAACATAGTTTTCTATTCACAGAAGTATTTTTAATTTCTAAAGGTAAAAAATCAGGACTATAAAATTTAGGATAATTTACTCTATGGATAGCATATGGTAGGTTATGTTTATAAAAAAAAGAAAAAGTTTTTTTATTTTCAAACACATTTATATTTGTCAAACAATGACTTACACTTACAGCAAAATTTTTTTGAAATTCTAACACATTTTTTTCTACCTCATTCCACTGCAATGGCCATCTTTGATATTCAAACATTTGGCCAACACCGTCTATCGACACACTGATTTTTACATTATGTTTT